GGCTTATTCCTCTTGCTTTTTCAGACCACGACAAAAAACCTTTATTTACTAAATTTCTACCATGGACATCAGGTAGCCGCTCTTGCTCCCGTTTCGGAAGCGTATCGATATAAGCCTTTCCACCCTTATCAACATTATCCTTTTGCCTGCTCATGTCAATCATGCCGTCAACAATCGGCTTGATTCGACATAAGAGCAGTGAGGATGTGCAGGAAGCTTTGGGAATTTATCCTTTGGGAATATACCCTTGCCAAGTCCGTACAGGTCGGCATGTGCGTACACGTCGCAAATATCGCACTTCAGATGTCTATCGGCATTTATGTAGTTGTATACGATGAATATATAAAAATCCGGTATAACGACAAAAGCGAACCACCTATCCTTATCAATTCGATAAGAATAAATAGTTCGCTTTTGAATTCTCTGGTGGAATGTAGCGGCCTACAATCGAACTTCATCTTCTACCCTGAAGGGTTCTCGTATATCGTTCGTCGAGTCGCTTAGTAGAATTACACAATATCTTCCCAATGCTTACCTACTTCTTTTCTTGCAATAGGATTCAAAATAAACCCGTCTTCATTTACGCTGTTACCAATTTCTAGTGTTGTTCCCTGGAACACCTGCCTCATACTAGCTTCACGCTTTGCAGCTCGAAGGCTTGTGGCCTTGAGTTTTTCCGCTTGCCGGTAACTGCCGGCGTTCTGCAATTCGGCGAAATAGTACGCCTGCTTCGGCTGTTCCTTTCCGTATAGCCGCTCCATACCTTGTTTTGTCACCAACAATACGCCGCCGGATTTACGGCACTCTTCGCCTTCAACCAGGCGACCTGATAGGCACGCCTGCTTAAGTGTACTTGCTGCACGACCGAAGCGTTCGCTTGCTTCGGCTATTGTCATAATATCGTCGAATCTCATTTCATTACCTCCATAATACAATAAATAACGCTGCCAGTGTAATGATTAATGCCGCTATTCTTATATACGATTCCATTTCTGCTCGCCGATGTGATATAATACCCCCAAAGGGGTGGCTACTCTTTCGAGTAGCCGCTCTGCTAATCCTTTAGGGCTTGTATCAGCAGTATTATTGCAGTCACCAACTGAGTTACTGCTGTTACAAGTCCTATTTTTTCTTTCTTCATCGGCTTCCTCCTTTCTTCTTGGTATGATTATATTATAGTCCATATGGATTATAATTGCAAGCGATAAATATATATTTTTTTATACACAAACCGCAACGCTAAGCGATTTTCATTACTGCACCGCAAGCATAAAAAAATAAGGCCCCCGATTATTCGGAGGCCTTTTTGCATTACCATTCTTTAATTGTGTACAGTACCGTACCGCCCTGAACGCCCGTGCCGTCAGTGTGTACGATTCCTTCAATTCGTCCGGCTTGATAACCGATAGACAAGTACGGCTTGCCGTCGATGTATGTTCCCCCGGTCTTAATCTTATGATTGTTCCGAAGGTTAATTTTATACACGTCCACTTTTTGTTTTTCTTCGTCCACGGTGACGACCGTTCTATCCGATTTCGCTCGTGCGGCTAACGGGATCTGACTATCGTTCTTCCGTATAGCCTGCTCCGTCTTATCGGCGGCTGCGTTCAAATTCGGAGCGGTTACATAATATGACACGTTCGGAGCGGTCGTTCCGTCGTGAATCCGTTCAATTTTCGTTACGATTTCGGCTGCTTCACGGTCAGAAACTCGTAAATCCTTCTTTATCGAATTTTTGTCTTCCGTGTCCGAAAAACGCATTCGTACAGGCTCGTCTGACGGTCGCTTTGCATGATTCACGGCAAAGTATATGAAGAACAGACAAAAAGCCGTCAGAACGCAAAATAAGGCGAGTTTCAGCCATTTCCCTGTTTTTTCGTCATTAAACGTCGGAAAGTTCATCAATTCACCGCCTTTTTCTAGTCGTACATGACATTTTCGTCGACATTTACGCCGTCGACGTTACCGGATTCCGAGTATTGCCAGATTTTTATATTGGCGTTCGGCTTGTCGAGTTGTAAGTCGTTACGGCTGGAATACTGTGCGACCCACAACGGTACGTAATTCGGTAGGCTGTCTATGTTCATTCCGTTCATGAACATGTCATAGCTTCCGTACAGTCCGACGTACTTGCCTTCGGAGTTCATGCGGTTAACCCAAGCCATAACGACGGCGGTCAGTTCGTCTGCTCCGAGGTTCCTTTGTGCTTCGGTTTCCACGTCTAACCAAATACCGGCTGATAGGTCTACCCCGTCGAGATATGTGTTCAGTTGTTCGAGTAGCCAATCCGCCTCCGCTTCGGCTTCTTCGGTAGTCGTTGCCATGGAATAATAATATACGCCTAGTTCCATGCCGCTTGCCTTCGCTTCGTTAATGTTGTGTATAAACAGGTCATCGAGATTGTAACCGCTTCCTGTATATCCGATTCTACAGATACAGAAGTCATAACCGAGTATCCTCGCTCGTTCGAAGTCTAAGCCCTCTTGCCACGTCGAAACGTCTATACCGTATTTCATCGCTTTCCTTCACCTCTTTCATTATTTGTCGGCACACTAGGCCGTTGTGGTTCTTCCAGTCTGTCCGGTATGCCGTTGCCGTCTTTATCAACCCATAACGCTAAGAATCCGACTAGGGCAGTCAGCACGGACGGTATGAAGATGTGGTCGATGATATTAATCCCGACGCTAATTATCTTTCCTCTGTCATCGTCAACATAGCCGCTGACGAATGTCAGAATGTAGGTCACGACAACCAATAAAATAGGGACTAGCATGATTAATACTAGTCCCCTTGTTGCAATAACCCCCGTCGGGTGAATCCCGGCTACTCTCGCCGACTGGAACGCCTTTTTGAGCGATTGAATAATCTTCTCTCTCATCGCTTATCTCCGTGCAATTCGTTCCGCAAATCATTTACACGAGCCTCGAGGACGTCAACACGTCCAACAAGCTGAAGGTGACGCTGTGCTTGTTGCATTCGGTCTTGACGAGATAGCTTGATTTCTTCCTTTAACTCACGCAAGGTTTCGATGAGTGTATCATATTTAGAAGAGAAGAACGTACGGTCGTTGATTCTATCTTCTTCTAGCCGCTGTAAGAACGGTCGTACAATTAGATAATAAGCCATACCGCCGAGCGTGCTTATAATTGTTAATGTTGTCAAAACGTCTGCAAGCTCAAAACTCCATGTCCACATCGGCAACCTCCTTACAAGTCCTCGGGAATGTCATACTGTGCTACGCCGACGTGCGTTGCCGTTTTCCCGTTGCACGGCTTACTGCTCCAGTCGAAGCTGCCCCAACGCCCAGGATTGGAACCTTTATCCCATTCATAGAATGTGAGTTGAAGCGGCTCGGAGCGACTCGGCAAGAGAACTTGCTTAGGTGCGTAGTGGTCTTTAGCGATATACACTTTACTCGTCATTCGTTCGAGCATTGTCAATCCTGACGGTGCAAGCGTGTCATTATCTATGTTCACGGTACTAACAAGCTCAAGGCTGTCGAAGTGAAGGTTATTGAGTTCATCTTCGTGCCGTGCAAGCATGTCTAGAGTAGCGTATACAGGGAATTCGAGTACCGCTTGCCCGTCGGAACGCTTATATATCCGCATCGACTCGATACTGTTATTCGAGTTCCATACCTCTTCATTGCTTCCCCCCGTATGTACTGCCGGGATTGTAAGCGAAGCTGCCGTACCTTCGCTGCTGTTCGGATACTCCATTGTGAGAATCTTTTCGTTACCGTCAAACGGAGAAGATAACGCAAAGTCGAGTCGTCCGCTGTCGGGTATCATCTGCCGATTGCCCGTCGTGTCGACAACGTAAAATCCGGGCTGACCTTCTACATGTACGACCGTATCGCCGACTGCAACCGACGTACCGTCAACGAGTTTAAATTCAGCAAGATACGACGTATAACGACCGTCGGGGATGACTTCCCGTAACAACGCTTTGAGAAGGTCCTCGAGACTATCGCTGTCAACCTTCATTGCACGGTCTTTCATCATCTGATACACAGTCGGGAAGTTCATACTGACCGGCTCGGAGCTGCTGCCGTTCTGCCCGTGAAGGCTTTCGAGCCATTCGTCAACCGTGCCAACAAAGCCCTGTTCGACAGCTACTTCGTAAGCACTCTTGCCGTCCTTGCCCGGTAAGCCCGGGACTTGTACGGCAATGTTAAGCGGATTCGGTAATGTGAGTTCTACTTTTTGTTTTTCTTCCATTTTTTGTTCCCCCTCTAATGCATTGATTCATCATATACGATTCTCATATCGCCCATAATGAGCTTGTAGCTGTAGTCGTTTTCCTTTGTTACGAATACGTCGTACTTACCGACACGGTACCGTCTCGGTATCTCTCGACTACGCTCGCCAGGTATCTTCACTGTAACGGATTCCCCGTCAACGGTGCAGTCGGCTGCTACAAGCTCGATGTCGTTTTCTGTGCGGACCTTCATTACCGCCGTCGCTCCCGTGAAGTCGTGGCCGTCAGCAACGTACCGCCGAACGAAGTCAGATCCGCAGTGCAGTTCATCGTTGAATATCGTCATTCGCTCACCTACTTTATATGAGATACATCGACAACCATATAGACCGTTTGTCCACAAGGCACCTCATCGTAAACCATCGCTCTTCCGATGTCCCCGATGTTGTTCTTGTACGATTCAAAAACAACTACCCCATCTTTTACTCTTAAGTGAACTCCACTTAATACGCCCCATGCGTCCCAAGCGGCATCCTCATAAACTGCATAATAATAAACGAATTCATCGTTACACTGTACAATGGCACATTCTTTATCCGTCGGAATAGTATATCCAGGCTTATCTGAATAGTGAAGCACTTTAAGAGGAAGCCAGTTACTGTCATATACAACTCGGCCAACTTCGTTAATAACTTGTAGCCCCGTGCCGTGTTCAGAAGGCTGTTGAGAGTCTGCTGAAAATACGTATCGGCGCCCTTCATTGGAAGGGCTGCAGCCATATGCAGTCAGGCAATTTATTCCGTATGCAAAGCTTTCATCTTTGCTTTTTTCCTTGTCATACCAAAAATTCACATATGATTCATTAATTACAATCTCGCCGTCATCTGTATATACTCTCAATCCTGTCTCTGCCATTAATATAACCCCCAGTATAATATCCCAGGCGAACCGGCCCACGCCATTTTATATGAATACGAAATTTTGCCGTCATCAATAGTAATGACAGGATTAATATAGTGCTCCCACATCATATACTCATCTCCTGAGCTTCTAGGAAATACCACGGCCGCCCATGTTCGGTTCTTTTTAATAAGCGGGTTTGTAATTTCGCCCGGCGTTTTTCCGTCGATGTTGATATATCCTAATGAATTACATATCGTGTCAGTCGTATTAATGACGATATTTCCGTCCTCATCAAAGACCTGCATACCTTCTGCCATATATATCACCGTTCCTTTCGTTTCTTTGCCGTTGTTTATGATTGTTACCGCTTCACCTTTATTGTTTCCATGTTTAGTTGCGGTCTGTACGCTTTCTTCCTTCTGTGCAGTATCAGGCGGTTTCTTGCTTTTATTTTTTAGCAATATAACGGCTGCCACTACAACCACTAAAGCAATTCCGATTACCACGGTTACCATACCCCCATTCTGACTCGTAGCCTATCATTAGAATCGTAAACTTCGATGAGATTGTCTCGTATCTCCGTCCGAGCGCCACTCGTTGCAGTACGAAGTGTGCCGATAGTCGCCGAAATAGCCGATAAGCTTTCCACATGCATTTTGTCGGCGGTCACCGCACCGGCTTGAATCATCTTCGGAGTGACAATGTTGTCATCGAAGAGTGCTTGGCCAGTGACATGTAGCAGCTTGCCGTCGATTCGTGTTCCTGTTGGTGACAGATTAATACGAGATATCAGCTCCTTGCCGTCTAGGCTGTTAAGCCGTAAATCAACGCTGTTTGAGAGCTGAGTAATACGAGTCGACGTTCCGGTTACTTCTGACTTCACAACCCCAACATCACCCTCAATCTTGGCAATCGCCCGGTCTATTTCATCCAGGCCTAGTGCTTCACGACTGATGATTGACTTATCTATCTCGAGCTTCACTGTGGCAAGCTGTTCACCGCTCTTTTCGCCTTCTCCGAAGATATCCGTATAAGCAACTCGTACTCGGTAGATGCCAGGCGTAAGAATCAGAGAGAACGAATTAGTCGGAGTGAAGTAAACCGCATCGTCGACATATACGTTGGCCCCTCGGCAACCAAGCGGAACAGGGTCAAACGTAACGCCGATTCCCGACATGCCGCCTTTAGCCGTTATATGCGTCGGTACTTTCGGTGCTTTAACACTATACTCAAGCATAGCCGGAGCGCTGTATCCCTTCATCGGATTGTGAGCGTACAAGTACACTCGCCCGCTTCGTTCCATCAGTGTTCCGACGTATGTCGTATTCGTGCTTTTACCGATACGGCCGACCTCTTGACCCGGATTCAAGTCATGTCGAATCTCATAGAAGTCAATATCGGCGTTTCGCACCTCGAGCCAATTAAATGTGGCCGCATTTCCGAAGGTAACGGCAAAGCCTTGTGGTGTATTCGGGACTTCTGATTTCATTTCGACAGTAAACCTCTTAATAAGGCCTTGTGAATAGTTACCGTGTCGGTCTTTAACCCTGATTCGAATGTCATACGTATGACCAAGCTCACACCCACTGACGACGATTTGGCCGTCACCGTTACCGCCATATTTCCAGTCACCTGAGCCTTCTTTATACCACCCTTCGGCTGTATCGAAGCTTGTAATTTGAGGCGGTGCAAAGGTTGCGATAACATCAAAAGACGAAACGCCGTCGCCTAAGTCGTAATATTTCGTATATACGGCAAGGTCTCGAACTTCAGGAATGTAATACGGCTGTATCGTATACTCAATGGCCTGCACTTCGGAAAGGTCCTGCTCATTGGACCCGAACATATTCACCGAAGCACACTTAATCCATATCTTCTTGCCGATATCTTCCGTGCGGTACGGAGCGTGAAATAGTGCTTCATCGATTCGCACGCACTGCGAACCTTCGGCGTGGTTATTAGCTGTCGTGGCGTATTGGCCACGCACTAAGCCTGTTAGTAAATACCGCCCGTCAGGCTGAAGAGTCGCACCTTCGTAACTCAGGCACTCGCCGTCAATCCAAATGAGCGTGTTCCCTCGCTGAGCGTCGATAGCCGATCCGCCTCGAAGCTCACCTGAGAATAGTTCGACTATGCAGCTTGTTGATTCGGCTGTCATGGCTGCAGCCAATCGTCCAATACGTGCCTGTGCCGTAATCTTACCGGCTTCTTTATATGAGTCGCCTGTGTCTGATACCCACACCGTACAGCCACCCCATCCCGACGGAGCCGTTACACCTAATAGCAGCTCGTTTCCTGATACATCTCCAGGTGTCTGTACAATGGAATAATGGTTAATAGCCGGAGCCGGAACATTATAGTCCGTAAACGGCCGTTCGTTCTCATGTACGTCGTACCGTGCCGGTGCGTATGTACCAGGCGGCTTGCCTTCTGCTGTGATTTCAAGCTCACCGTCAGCCGCTTCGTTAACAGCCGTAATAACAACGACTTGCCTGTCGAGTTGACATAATTCATCGGTAAGAGTTACAAGGTCTCCAGGCTCTAATCTACAAAAGGCCCAGTCAAGATGAAACGTGTACTGATTCTTGCTATACAGCCGCTTCATAGCTAATTGTTCAGCGTAATACTGCGCTCTCTTTTTCGTATATAAGTAGTGTGCAGTCTTTTTGCTTGCAGGCTTCATACCGTTCTTCTGAACGTCAGCTACCACTTCGAAGGACACCGTTTCTTTTTCGTACCCGTTGGCACGATTGATAAATTCAACAGTAGCTTGGTTATACGTCTCCGAGCTGTCTTTACGCTTATAAATAACGAGTTGCCCGTCACTACCCGGAATAAGGTCGTCGGCCGTAAGGTTATATTGGATCTCCTTTTTAGGATTCCAATCTCCGACCGCTTTATCGGCTAAAGGAACAATCTTCAGCCGGTCGTCAGACCAAAATAGGTAACAGTTGGTAATTTCGGCGATATCGTTAATGATTTGCTGTGCCTTTTTCGCCGATTCGTCAGGCGGTGTCGAGATAAGAATATCTGCCGCTGCGCAATACTTACGGAAATTCTCAATGCCCTCGATTTTAACGTCTTCAATTCCTGCCGCTTTTAGCACATATAGAATATAATCCGCAGGATTTACGTCAATCCCATCACCTGTTTCGAGAAGTTTCCCTTTGACCTCAAAATTATACGTCGGAAGGCTGCCACGATTGCCGAGATCAACAACCCCTGCCATGTATGCCAATCCGCTGTACGGAAGTGCCTTTTCAGGGTGCTTACTTACTACATACGGCCACGGTTCCTGTCCGTATTCGCCTTTATAAAGGGATAACTGGATGTCGGCTTGAGGGTACTCATAAACTTCCTTATCCTTCCACACCTTACCAATACCGGCTATAGGTCCTTCACATAAAGCAATGGCTGCGGCTACGGTGTATGTGTAGTCTATTTCCGTATGCTTTGAACCACCGCCTTTACCCGTGCGACTTGTGTGCTTATGTTCGTGTGCGGTGAAATCATCCCAATAGATGATATTGCCAGACACTCTTGTCGTACCGAGGACTTCAGGCACTGTTTCGCCGTATGAAGCACTGTTTATTTGGAAATCGCCAATAATATCGGCTCGATTCGTTGTATTGTTCTTCTTGAACAGAAAACCCATTAGGCTGCACCCCCTTTCTTCGGATTAAATCGATACACAGCACGGAGCCTTGATTTTCCTCGGTTATCGTAAAACAGAATATCGTCGACATTCGAGATGATAACGCCAAGGTCAACGAAGGCGTGAATAACCTTGTCATTACCGATATATACCGCTCCATGACTCACGCACCGACCGTATTGATACAGCAAAAAGTCACCGATTTGAGGTTCTCCTTGAACTTCGTCGGCGACTTGCTGTATATACTTTAAATACTTTTCTTCAGAACGATGTAAATGCCATTCGTTCGAGTAGTTTTCTATCTGTAACTTGCCTTTTGCTATCAAACCCGATCCGACAAGTGACGCAACAAGAAGGTATGCACAGTCGACTCCGTGACCTTTGGCCATGGCGTTATTAACGTACGGAGTGCCGAGCCATTCAAGAGCGGCATCTGCGATTTTTTGCCCTGTAGTCTTTCTCATCGGATCGTCTCCTTCAACGGAACATACGGAGTAGCCCTGTTTCGTGCGAAATTATTAAACTTCTTCTTGCACGTTTCAGGCGTTTTATCACATCCAGGGTAGATATAAGCTTCGCTTCCAACGATTGCTTGCGTATCACTCGGACTCATATACATAACGGTACCGTTCGAACTGCTCATTATCTGAGTCGATTGCCCGGCAAGAGGACCCGATACCCATTCGATACCACCGGCATTGTAATAGCCGTCTTCAAACGGTACGTCTATTCCGACGGTGTTTACGCCTGTAAGTGCCGTTACTTTCATTCGCTTACGGTACTTCTTTATATCAACCCCGCACTCTTTGGAGTACACGCAATAGGGGCATTGCGGATAATACCGCTTGCTAGGGAATTCTGTATTGAGCTTCTGCACAACGGATTTCACGTCAAGAGTTATCGTAAGGCCACCGCCTTGTTTTACCTCGACCGTGCCGGTGAAGATATCCACAGCGTCAATTAATGTTCCATCTTGCTTAAAGAACGCACGTTTAAGCTCCATAGTCGCTCCATCGAGACCGCCGTTATGAGCAACCGCCAGTATCGGCACACCGCCTATTTGGTCGTGCTTATCACACGATACCGAAACGGAAAGCTTATCAACCGCCACATCGGAATGTGTTGAGGTCTTGTTACGAGTAATGACAGGCCCGTCTGCACGATATACGTGGCCACCATGACTTACATTTGAGTCCGTATCCGTCCAGTAATACGCCATGCCGCTTTGAAGTTTAAGTGCATATAAGTCGCAACTGCGGAACGACTTTGCCGTATTCAAGTGTTGAGTTAATGCTTCTCCTGCCTGTTTCATTGCACGGTCACCAACTTAAAGGATTTTGATTTGTACACGTCTTTATATTCAAGCTCTGCCGTAAAGTCGCCACTAAGCAGCACCTTCCAGTAATACGTGTAATCGGCTGTGATGACGGCATCTGCAGGTACGGTATCACTAGTCCGAATCGTGCCGCCGTCCGTCGTTACATGCTCGATAAGTGCGCCGTCAGCATAGAGCTTTACGTTCTCCACGTATGCGACCGGCTCTGTATAATCACCAAAACGCCGCACCGCTTGCCATTCGCCTTGACTACCCTTGCCGAGGACAATACCTTTTTCTTCGTTATCTTCAGGGTCGAGCCACAAGAAAGGCTCTGTGCCGCCTTGGATTTGCGACACAAAGCCCATCATCTTTTTGTACTCTTCAGGTTTTAGGTAGGCAAACTCAGTCGTAATCGTGTACTGCGGATACCGCCACGTCGTCATGGTTCGCACTTTTCCGGATCCGCTACGTTTTGACTTCGTATCCCAGTGCTGCATTTTAGACGACTTCCACGCAAGCGACTTAATACGAGGGAATTTTTTTAGTTTTTCCAAAACTACCATTATTTTCTGTGAGTGTGTTGAGAACCTTACTAATTTCCTGCTCCGTCTGAAAGGACCTCACAGTATTGATGATTCCCACCGTAAAGACCAAGATAAAGAGGATAGCCAGGGAAGCAATCGTAATAAATTGAAGTCGTAAACGTCTAAACATGAGCTACTCCTCTCTAATTGGCGAGAAGGCAAAAGTCGCCTCCTTTTTCACCAAGAATGCTGATGTCGGCCTGGATGGCTTGCAATTTCTGACGCAGATAGGAAATATAGACCCAGACAATCGACTCATCCACATCCTCCTCATCCTCCCAGACGGTCTTAAAAAGGTGCTCAGTCGTTAATTTCTTGGCAGGATTGAGCATGAAGTGGGCCATTAACTTGGTCTCTCTGCTTGAAAGTCGAATGGCGTTCCCAGCTACCAACTCCTGCTCTTCTTGGTCCAAACGAACAGAACCAAGAGTCAAAATTTTGGCTGTGAAGCTCTCACTCACACGACGCTCTAATGAGCGCAAACGCGCCAAAAGTTCCTTCAGGGAAATAGGCTTGGTCAAGTAATCGTCTGCCCCAGCATCAAGCCCGGTCACACGATCATCAATTTCAGCCATAGCTGTCAACATAATGACATGCGTCCTATCCCCAGAGGAGCGAATCTCTTTCAGGGCCTCGATACCTGTTTTAATGGGCATCATAATATCCATGATCATCACTTGATAGGCATTTTGTGCAGCTAAATCAACAGCCTCTTGCCCATTAAAGGCTTGATCTACCTCATAACCTTGATGCTCTAGGGCTGCCTTGTAAACTCGAGAAAGAGCCTCCTCATCCTCAGCTAGTAGAATTTTCAAAGCCATTCTAGTCCCCTCCTTCTTGAATTAAGTTACGGATGGTCTGCATGGTCAAATCGCATGAAGCTAATTCATCCGCACAGCGCTTAAGCTCACGGGTAATCATTTCTGGATTCTTGATGTCGTGCTTGTACTTCATCTGATGCTCCAAACTGGCCCAGGAATCCTGAGCGATGGTTCGAAGCTGAACCTCAACAAAATATGTTCCTTTCTCATTTCCTAAGACATCTGGAAACTCGGTTTCTACTTCCAAAATGAGATGGTAAGAACGATAGCCATTGGGCTTAGCATTTAAAATGTAATCTTTCTCGTTATAGATAGAAACGCTAGGGATAGCCTTGATGACATCAATAGTTTTGTAAATATCATCGACAAAGCCACAAACGATTCGAATACCAATACTGTCACGAATTTCCTTGAGGGCAGATTGGCTGGTTTCAGGCAAATTTTTCCTACGACACTTTTCACGCATAGAATCGATTTCTTTGATTCGTGAAATAAAATGTTCATAGAGTTTAAAGCCTGTTTCTTTTTTGCTAGTAATATTAGCCGCAATAATCGGGTCTGTTATTTCTTGTAAAATCTTGGGGAGATACCGAGCATATTCCCCATAAATACTTGGAGTTGACATATAAACCTCCTCTAATAGCGTCTCCTAATTATAGCATAGTTAGGCTTAAAAATAAGGACTGAGCCAGACAAGAAGGACTCTAAAGCTAAGAAAAAAATCCAGCCGAAGCCAGATTCATTTTGCTTATCTTAATTAAATAGCACAAGGCTATTCATCAAGCGATTTGACAAAAGGCCAGTTACCTAGTTTGTGTGTTTCATAGGTCAAAACCTTATAACCACATTGCTTGTAGCCATTTTTCTCGTAGAAAGGTACATTGTAATCACGATTGGTAATCAAACCAAGACTGTGACCGCCTGTACTACCTACAAAAGGTTCAACCCCCTCAAGCAAGAAACGACTCCCTATCCCTTTTCTTTGATAATCTGGAGTCACCGCCAACATCATCAAGTACCAGTCGTATTCTGCAGAATCTTCCAGATGTCTTTCGGACTCTTCAACAAAGTTAAAATACTTGAACAACTTAGTGATGCTTATAAAACGGAAAAGCTTGGTCGCTCCGTTCTGGAGATAGTTAAGCATAGAAATCGTCTGATGCTGTAAAATAGCTGCCGCAACAATGCGACCGTCCTTTTCAGCCACCAAACATGAGTCCTGTTTAATCGCCAAACGCACCAACACTTCCTGCAAGGCTAAGACAAATTCCTTATACTGTTCAGGATTCTTTAAATTACTGGCAATCATTGAAAGATAGGGGTAATCTTCAAAGGCATCTGCACATACTTGTGCAACTTCCTGAACTTCGTCTAGTCTTGCTTTGCGATATTGCATCATAATCTCCTAATCTGTCTGTTTTTTTCAGTATAACACAAAACGCATGACTGACAGTCATACGTGCTATAGATTTTTGTAAAATCTTATAATTTTATAAGAAAAGTTTAGGCAACTTCTTCTGTAAATTGACTATTATAAAGATCAGCATAGAAACCATCTGCTGCCATGAGCTCATCATGATTGCCCTGTTCAATAATGTTACCATCTTTCATCACAAGGATAAGGTCAGCATTTCGAATGGTTGATAAGCGGTGGGCAATGACAAAGGAAGTCCGACCTTCCATAAGCTTGTCCATGGCTTTTTGAATCAATTCTTCTGTTCGGGTGTCAACTGATGATGTCGCTTCATCCAAGATAAGAAGAGGGGCGTCCTTAAGAAGCGCACGCGCAATGGTCAAGAGCTGTTTCTGACCAACTGATAAGGTCACAGAATCATCCAAATAAGTATCATACCCCTTTGGAAGTGTGGTGATGAAGTGGTGAACACCGACAGCCTTAGCTGCAGCAATAACTTGCTCATCAGAAATATTCTCTTGGTTGTAAATCAAATTATCACGAATAGTACCTTCAAAGAGCCAAGTGTCTTGAAGCACCATAGAGAATTGATCATGAACGGTTTCACGTTTCATGTCATTAGTATCCACACCGTCAATGGTAATACGACCTTGGTCGATGTTATAGAACTTCATAAGCAGGTTAACAATAGTCGTCTTACCAGCACCTGTTGGACCAACGATCGCAATCTTTTGACCTGGCTTAGCAAGAGCTGAAAAGTCATGAATAATAGTCTTTTCAGGAGTATAACCAAAGGAAACATGGTCAAAGACTACTTGACCTTTAGTATCTGTCAACTCGGCTGTCTTAGCTGACTCGTCGTCCATATCTTTTTCTTCCAAAAATTCAAAGATACGACCAATGGCTGCAGTAGCTGATTGGAGTTGTGTAATCCCTTGTGCAATTTGAGAAAGAGGTTGGGAGAAGATACGAACATAGGTCATGAAGGCTACCACATCACCAATCGTCAAGCTACCATCAATAACTTTGATGGCACCCACAAGACAGACCATAACATAACCAAAGTTCCCAATGAAAATCATAAGTGGCATCATAATACCTGAGATAAACTGTGATTGCCACATCGATTTATAGAGTTTATCATTAAGTCCCTTGAAAGCTTGACTGCTTTCTTGAGCAGCATTGTAACTCGTTACGACTGCTTGACCCGTGTAGATTTCTTCAATATAACCATTAATATTAGCCAAATTTTCTTGTTGGCGTTTGAAAAGGGGTTGCGAGAAGCCCATGATGAAGGCTACCAGAACAAAACCTATCAAGACAGAACCAATCGCAGTGAAAGCCATAGTGACATTTGAGTAGAACATCATAATAATGGCTGCCACCAAGAGAACACTTGAAGTAATCAAGGTACCTAACCCTTGGCTAAGCGATTGTCCCAAAAGGTCAACGTCATTGGTCACACGAGAGAGGGTATCCCCTTGAGAGTGACTATCAAAATAATTAAGAGGAACACTATTGATTTTCTTTTGGATAGCTGTACGGAAACGTTGTGAAAAGCGTTGTGTAACTGTCGCAACCGTAAAGCTTTGTAAGTAACCAACAATCGCTGAAATGGCATAGAGAACAGCCAAGGTCATAGCAATACTTGCTACCTTGTCCAAATCAATACCTGGAATTGTCCCCATTTTAGTAGGTGTAATCCCTTCAGTAATAGTATTGGTAATTTCTTTAAGCTTATCTGGTCCAATAACTGTAATGACCGCTGAAATAATTGCTCCAAAAATCGCAAGGACAAACGGAATTTGGAAACCTTTAATATAGGGTTTTAAGCGTTTATAGGATGATGTTTTTGGCTTATTTTCCATTTTCTAACTCCTCCTTAGACAATTGTGAATAGGCAATTTCTTGGTAAACCTCATTATTTGCCAAGAGTTCCTTGTGAGTCCCTTGACCAACGACCTTACCTTGGTCAAGTACCAAGATTTGGTCCGCATCCATAATAGTAGAGATACGTTGGGCAACAATCAACTTGGTCATATCTTGTGTTTTTTCAGCCAATTCTTGACGTAACTTACGATCGGTCTTATAGTCCAAGGCTGAGAAGGAATCATCGAAAATCAAGATTTCAGGCTTACGTGCCAAGGCACGCGCAATAGCCAAACGTTGCTTCTGTCCACCTGAGAAGTTAGACCCAGCTTGGGCAACTTCTGCTTTAAGTTGACCTTCTTTATTTTCAACAAAGTCTTTTCCTTGAGCCAATTCGAGAGCTTCCCAAATCTTAGCATCATCAAGAGGACTGTTATTGCTCGTTCCCATCGTCATATTTGACGTGATATCACCTGAGAAAAGCACTGCCTTCTGTGGAATATAACCGACTATATTGTGCAAGGTTTCGTGGTCATAATGTCGCACATCGACACCGTCAACCTTGATCATTCCTTGCGTGGCATCATAAAAACGTGGGATAAGGTTGACAAGCGTTGATTTACCAGATCCAGTCGAACCAATAAAGGCCACCGTGTCACCTTTTTTAGCTTTGAAGCTAACATGCTCCAAAACAGGCTCTGAAGTTTCAGAATAACGGAAGGAAACATCATCAAATTCGACAGTACCCACTTCTTTAGGCTTTTCAGAACTATTTTCAGGATAAGAGACTGAAGATTGCGTATCTAGAACTTCATTGATACGACCAGCTGCTACAACTGCACGTGGAAGAAGGAAGAAAACAATAATCATCATCATGAATCCCATAACAACCTGCATGGCATAAGATGAATAAACCACCATGTCTGAGAAGAGATGGACCTTATTTTCCATGGCACCAGCAATCTTAGTTGGATCTGTTGGAATCTTAACATCTTCAATCAAATGTGCACCAATCCAATAAATAGCCAGTGTCAAACCACTTGATACAGCAGTCATTACCGGTGTCAGTAAGGCAAAAGAACGACCAATAAAGAGATTGTTTTGGGTCAAATCAGTATTGGCCTTTTCAAATTTATCCTCTTGATAACTTTCAGCGTTATAGGCACGCACCACACGAATTCCTGTAAGAGATTCACGCGTTACGCTATTCAGTTTATCGGTCAGAGTTTGAATCAAGCGTTGCTTAGGCATAACCATGATCAAGAGGAAGAGCATGAGAATGGCAATCACTGCCACAGCGACAAGCAAGGCAAGGAGCCAATTTCCATTTTTATCGGCAATCTTTGTAATCGCCCAAATGGCCATGATAGGCCCCTGTGTAATAACCTGTAACCCCATGGTAAGTACCATCTGCAATTGGGTAATATCATTTGTCGTACGGGTCAAAAGACTAGGAATTGAGAATTTCTTGATCTCTGCATCCGAAAAATCTAGAACCTGATGGAAGATATCATCACGAAGACGGGTGGTAAAACTTGCCGCTGTTCTGGCAGCTAAGAAACCAACAACTACAGAGGCCATAAAGCCTGCAAACGACATTAAAAGCATTCGCATCCCTGGGGCATCTGTATTCCAGGCAAAAATATCCGACGCCTTAGTTCCCTTAGTTGATAAGAGTGTCGTAATATCCGACATATAGTCTGGAATTTTCAAGTTTAGATAGACGTTCAAGCAAACAAAAATCACCGCTAAGACAATCATGATTAACTCTTTTGTCGTCAAACGTTTAAAAATTTTAAACATAAGTTACTCCTTATTTTTTTCTAAATTCTTACGAATTTGGTGAAAAACACGAAAGGCTGTTTCAGCATCTTCTTTGGAAATACCTTCTAACAGCTGTTCATGGATGGCCTCTCGAAAATGTTTGACATCTCGAGCTTTCTTTTTACCTAAGTCTGTCAGATGAACATACTTGTAGCGTTTATCCTTGTCCGATGTCACCAACTCAACAAAACCATTTTTTTCCATTCGTTTGACCAAATTACTAGCCACTGATTTAGAAATACATAGTCTTTTTTCAATGTCTTTGATAAAGATTTCTTTATCTTGATTGTCAGACAAATACTTGACAGCAAATCCTTGAGGGCCAGCTAAATGCTCAACCCCATGGACCTTTCCTAACTCTTGCACGCGAGATTCCATAGTATTGATGAATTCTCTGAATTCACTAAAAGGATCTTTTCCATGCATCGCAAGTCCCTCCTTGAATAATTCTCATGGAAACTATTTTAGTTCTTATGAGAACTAATGTCAAGAAAAAAGTTCTTATGAGAACTAAAAAAGAGTGAGAAAGAAAATTGCTTTCCACTCTCACTCCTGTAACTATGATTATTAAGGCTTTGAACTCAAAAACCTAGCCCACTTGGGCTAGGCTATCTAAATAATAATCCCCTCCAGATGATCCAATTCATGTTGAATAATTTGGGCTGGCATGCCAGAAAAACTTAACTGTTTAGGCATCCATTGTTCATCTAAATAAGCAACCTCAATCGACTCATAACGTTTTGTTGGACGACTTCCCTCTAATGACAAACAAGACTCCTCTGTTTGAAAAGGTGAGGACTTGCTGACTAAAACAGGATTAAACATAACTAGATTAACAAAACCGATATTGACGATAATAACACGCTTTTTAACGCCAATCATATTGGCAGCCATACCCACACAGGCATCCTTATGAAACTCCAGTGTATCACGTAAATCTTTAGCCAAATAGAGGTCTTCTTTAGTCGCTTCTGTCGATTTTTGTCCAAGGAAAAAGACATCCTTTACGATAGTTTTTATCATCTATTTACTCCCTTTTCTTATCTAAACTATGAAATCATATCTCCTTCTTTTATCAGAGACGAAGGTTTTCAATTTCATATTAATCACCTTGACCTATTATATCAAAAGGCCTACCCTCTAGTAAAACAGACAAAAAAAAGAAACCCGTAGGCTTCTTTTTAGTCATCTTTCTTCACTCTATACAAATAACCAATAAACGCCAAAAGACTAATAGTTGAAACACCCATTGCCAATTTGGCAACTGGGGTATAGCTATAGGTCAAAACGACACCATGCTTACCTGGTGGTAGGACTAGATTAGTTGGATTCTTTTCCTTAGCTAAGTAAGTAGTTACTCGCTTCCCATCAATTCTCGCTTCTTGTCCTTTGTAGTAGAAAACTGGTAGCGACAAGATCTTAGCTTCTTTTGACTCGTTGTTTACTGTAAGTGCTAGCTCATTTGGAGAACGGTTGATGGTTGACTTAATTTCCTGATTATCCAAGAAAAGATGTTTGTCAAAGACAAAGCCAAAGGGCACTTCTTTATTGGTGTAATCGCCATTTATATTTTTATAAGTTCCCTTAGCTAGCATTTCTCTCGTGACCTTTGTATTGCTTGGCAATATATTCTTGGCTTTAGTCATCTTACCTTGGACAGTAACAATCTGAAACATATTCAGACAAAGACCAAACAAGATAAGTATCGTCGTTACCTTCATAGACATATTTTCCAAGATATTAGCCAAAGCTAAGCTAAAGAAAATCAAGGCAAAACTCCATAATCTCCAAGGAAATTGTAGATTGGACACTGGACTCTCCTGTAATAACTGCCAAGGAAAATTATTCAAAGTTAAAAAAGCCAAAACAAGAGAAATAAAAAGGTAAATTCTAGCTTCCTTATCCTTCACAAAACGCTTAGCAAAGATTAGGCTTAGCACTAGACCCAGGAGATAGAGAAGATTAACTGATGGAGTCCTTAAATCACTTTTTAGAATCAACTCCCAGTTGTCTGCCAGACTTAAGGCAGCTTTTGATAGGAGTGGTTTAAAAGTCGTTCGTAGATTGACATACTTGAATTGCTCTATCATAGGAACAAAGAAAGCTAGAGACATACTAAGAGTGACAAGAGTGGCCTTAAGAAATCCTAGAATACGTTCTTTTTTATTATCCCAAATCCCAAAACTAGCTACCACTGCTATGAAAATCATAAGAGAAGCCAAAAGGACAGATAAGACATGGGAATAGACTAAACCAAGCATGCCAAGAGTCAAAACCCACCATTTCTTGTAATCTCCAAATGTTATCAAACGAACGCCAACGAAAACTAGAGGTAAAAAAATCATAGCCAGCGTTTCGCCAACAGCTGCCCGGTAATAAGAATTGTGCAAGAAATAACCCGAAAAGAGATAAAAGGTAACAAATATCATCACCTGTTTATCAGAATAGTTCAATAAACGTAATCCGTAAAAACTAAGCAAACAAGTTACAAAGCGAACAAGAAATTGAAAACTCATCCAGGCTACAAAGACTGACTGAGTCAGCTTATAGATTATGAAAATAGGATAATAGGTTAACCAGGGATAAAAGGTATTGATTAATTGTCCGGACCCTCCGTTAGTTGTAAAATTGATAGGACTCTTCCAGACAGTATCCAAGGATAACAGTCGGTTAATGTGAAAGACAATATCATCCGGTGAAAAATCAAAATAAAAATATACTTCCATACGGCGCTCGTGTGTATGAGCAGGCATCGTGTTCCAAACACTGCCGGGATCCAGCACAGTCAGTCCCATAGACAGCTGGCAGGTCTTCAATACATCTGGATGAATATACTGGTTAATTGTTCGACAATTTCCAAACTCCAATGCTCCTGCTGGTACCTTCTTTGCCTGTTCCATAGAGAGAAACGTCGTCTTACAGGCCTGATGTGCCGGAGCAGAGACCATATAGAACTTTGCAGGTTCTGCCTCATTCACGCTTTCAAAATTCACGTCCTTTGTCCCCATAGAGATATAGAGGCAGTCTCTATGATGCAGTGTATATGATACGCCGTCTGCCGTGATTCTGCCTGTCTGACCAACATTGAAAATACCTATTTCACGACGCTCCAAAATATACGCCGTTCCAAAATTTTTCCATACGTCAATCCCTTGATCAAGGGAAACATGACGCGAGACCGGCATGCAGCCAAACACCAGCATCCGATCAACATGAGAGTACGTTGCAGATACCTGATCCGGCTGAAAGAGCCCTTGGATCAAAAACTCACGGCGAAGCTCTTCCGTGGTGTAACGCTTGACATCTCTTGGATGCGCAGAATATCTTACATCCATTTCGTCCACCTCGTCTTCAGTACTAAAAATAGTTTTTATCCATGCATG